GTAGAGGAACCTAAATCGACAGTATTATTAAACTCAGGAGTGACACGATTATTAGGCGTAATGCCCATCGCCTCAGTCCAAACAGCGTTATTTACAGTGTTGGTAATACAAATAAAGGCACGGCCAGTGCTCACATTTAACCAAATAGAGCCCGGTGCGTACCCATCATTAAAATCATCAGTAGTTGTTGGATTGGCTGTAGCCTGTGTATTGTTCTTACCGCCAATACCACCGTGAATTGCAGGAAGGTACCCGGTGATAGAGGTAGTCAGATCAATTTTAGGCGAGTTGCCGCTAGAGCCATCGTGAGAGTGGCCCGTTGCTGGATCAAAAGCAACAGCGAGTTGGTTGAATTCCGCGTTTAATGGCGGAGCCGTAATATTACTTCCGTTTACAATGTCTGCTACAGACTGTCGTGTATAACCTGCCATTTAGCGTCTTCCTGCGATACTGAATTCAAAAACAATTCCCTGAATGCTGTATGGGTTGAAATCCCCAAGCGTCACGAATGTTAATTGTGTCGCGTATCCAGAGCCTTGAATTGAGGTAGTCACGATTGGTTTTTCGTTACCACCATAGTTAATATTTACTCCGCCGTAGTTGATGTTTCTGCCTTTGTATCGGACGGGAGCACCTTTTGATTCCTGCGTATAAGAAGAAGGACGAGCTACTGTTGGATCATCCCAGTCGTAGTTAACGGCCATGTTCAAAGTGAATGGCCCTTCCGCACGAACAAAAGTATTTACTTTTCTCATTGTTTTACGAACTTCAGTGTCACCGAAGTCGTAGTAAGGAGTGGCGTAAATGGCTAAAATATCGTTGCCATCAAATGTTGTGCCTGTCTCCTGTTTATAAATTTTACCATTATAATCGCCGTGTAGGACAAGTTCTTGCCTATTGACGTACGCTGATGCTGTTGCGCTTGCTCGGATACCAATAAGTTCTCCGAATTCCCAACCTAGCCTTTGGTCTGCGGAACGTAAGCCCCCAATAATACCGAAGCTATCAGTTGTTCCAGTATCCGGATCTCCCATAAAATATCGAAGTTGGGACTTAGACCGGATAACAACACCTACCAATGAATCTAGATCATAATCTCTAGGTAGGTCAGTAAGTAATTGCTGAATTGGTTTAGAGATTGTTTCTAATTCAACGTCACCAATACGAGATGTACCAGCAACCGGGCGTAATCCATCTGGTGCTAGAAATACCAGATCACCACCAATTTCAAGGACACTATCTCTAGCAATACATCCAACATTAGACGTTACCTGATCAATTACAAAACCAGCGGTAACATCCGCCGTAATCTTTTTAATTCCGTTTCCACCAAATACGAATAGGTTATCACGGAAAGGCTTAAACTGAACAACGTCAAAGCCTACTGAAACTTGTCCGGCACCATTTGCAACATTGAAATCATACCACGCATTAGGTGCTGAGTGAGCAATTGTTGCTTCTGTTAGCGAGTTACCACCAATAAATAGATGGTTCTCAAATACACCTACAAGAGCCGGAGCCGCTAAACACTGATCACCACCACCTGTGTTAGTTGTGTGACCAGAAGCATCAGGGCTTGTTCCAGCTATTCCTGAGCCTGTTTCTAATTCTTCCCAATGCGTTCCGTTGAATACAATTGCTGGGCCACAGCCATCGACAAAACAAATATGGTTACCATCACCAAAGTTAAATGCCGCATCACGAATTTTAGTAAGTTGGTCACCTAGTGTAGTCAACGTCTTACGACGAATTGAGTGATCTAGTGTGTATTTAGCCCAACCAGATCCAAAAACGTAACGATAAAAACAATATTCGTTTGGATCAATCTCAATGATATCGCCTGATGCCGCTGGCGTTGTCAGTGTGATTTGGTTTCCTGATACAGTGAAGTCAGTAAGAATACCAAGTTGTGTACCATTTTGATAAACGTGTACATCATTACTAAATGGTAGATCTACTGAGCGGCCGTTATCATCTGTGCCATTAAAAATACTTTGTGCGAAAGACGCTAAAAACCTAAACTTTTTAACTTTGCGAGCCGCTATAATAATTGTTTCATTCAGCGTATCGTCTTTAAAAATAGCTAAACCTAAAATACGTCCTTCACAATCGTCTGGGTCAACTTCTTGATAAGTATTGTCGTACGGCGCAAAGCCTTCAATACGACGGTAACCACCAAACAAGCTAACCTCGTAGTTAACTAATCGTGTTGCGGCTCCCGGGTTATTCTCAGAGAGATCTAGATGGTTCTCATTTGAGTTCAGCCCGCCACCGCAGATAACCTTAAACGACTGAATACGATCTGGCATTAAATAAAGACCCTCTTAGTATTCAGGTTCACTGAAATTCGGGTATCTCTAATCGCTTCGTATTTATTCATCAGAATGCCTTGCATTTCCTTAACTCCCTGTTGGAAGAGTTGTGCGGAAATACCAGCCGCTTCCATATTATCCCTGAACATATACATTTGCATCAGGGCACCTTCGATAATCACGTTATCGTATGTGTCTGGAACGCGGGTTAAATCACCATATGCAACCAAATCATTGTGAGTTTGGTAATAACGATACTTAATTGTGTAAGCCTGATCTGGAGATGGCGTTATAGTAAAACCATTACCAAAGCCTTCAGCAACAATTGTGGGAATACCTCGTCCGGAGGGCCCTGCATTATCATCCAAATCTTTATACTGTGAATAATAGGTATCGCGATCAATGTATTTTAATTGAGTAGCTTGTGTTCCAAGAGAGGTATTCGCCTGTAATTGGAACGAGTTAAAATCTGCTACTTTTAAGTATTGAGGCCAAGAGTAATCTTCTTGTCCTACTGCTAAAAGCTGAGTGTGTTCTACCGCGTTAAACGGCCACTCATATTCAGCCTGATTGATCTTAGCAATTGAATTCTTAATTGCGTCTTTAGCTGTCGCTTGAACACCACGCACAGACGGGAAATCAGCTTGAGCAATCTCAACCTCATTCAATCTGCGTAGTAACTGGTTTGTTAGATCAAGGAATGTAGACACAATATTTTATCTCTTTTACATACATAAAAGGGAGTGCCCCCTAAGAAGAGAGCACCCCCTATAGCTTATGCTACGTTGTAGTTTGCAGTGAACAGAGCTTCAGGACGAAGGATCTTACGTCCATAAAGTTGCATACCACGAACCTTGTCTGCGAAAGTGTTAGGATCGCGGAAAGACTCAGTTTTAGCAAGCTGTTGTGCAGTTGCTACCGCTGAATCGTGACCTGCGACGATCACACCAAAGTTAGTCTCAGAACCAGTGGAAAGCGTAGTACCAGCACCAGTACCTTCGTATGGAAGGTTGTTGGACTTGTAGATACGGAAACCACGGATAAGACCTTCGCCAACGCGTCCGTTACGGATCTCATCGCCACCACCGAAATCGGCGTTAACGAATTTAGAGTTTTCATCCATCAAGATCTCATAGAACACTGGGTCAGCTACGAACCAACGGCCATCAGTGTCGACATTCGCCTGATCCATCAAACGTGCAATACGGTTAAGGATAGCAAGCGGAGAAGTGATACCACTAGCACCACCGCCAGCGGCGACAGGGATAGAAGTTACTTCAGCGGCAACACCCAAGTCAGAACCACCAAAGTCAGTGATATCTAGCTTGTTTGCGGCAAGCAATTCGTCATTGCCCGCTGTAGTATCGGCTTTAGTGCCGTTTACAGCAGTACGACGTTGCCAGCCACCTGAGCCGTCGTCTTCCCAACCAGCAAGGTAACCAAGAACCTCAGCATCGAAGTGGTCACGCAATTTATACGCGGCACGATCCGTTGCAAGATCCATGAAGTTAACGTGCGAGTGGGCAGTCTCGATGTCATCCATTGCAAACTGGAAATAGTTTGCTTGATCGACGATCAGCGAGAAGTCAGCGTCTGCAATATCTTGAGTCGCAAGTGAAGTACCACGAGCGTAAGAATTGACAGTGATTTCTGGCTCTTTGATAATACGAACAGAGTCACCAAAGTTCGCGATCTCACCAAAGTAGTCAGTGTTAGTTACGTCTTCAATGACGGAACTTTTGCGGAAGGTTTTTTGTACCTTCTGCGAGTAGATTACTGGGCTAAAGTTACCATTAGGTAAGTTGGTATAGCCCGATGCACTTGAAAAAGCCATAATATTCTCCTTGTTGAGTAGGCTAAACAGTCCGATCTAAGTCGGATTTCGGGTTTAGTTGGTACTGAACAGAAAGCATATCTATAGCTAAGGGCTAAAACCCATTGGGTAACTTTGCATACAGTCTTGTACGAAACTGTTAGCTAAGGGCCAAGTGTTTCAGGTTATCTTAGTGATATTCTTCTGAAAGTTAATAATAAGAGGTAGGCGCATACCTGCGCGGCTCTTGGCACTTAATAGGTCTTAACTAATGTCAAAACCTATTATTAGCTGAGGTTAGTATACCACGAGTATTGTACCTTTACAAGTGATATTAACGAGCACCCCCAGATAAGTCGTAATCAAACGTATTGTTTCTCATAGATTCCAGAATAGCGGCCTCGTTAGCCTCGTATTCCCTAGCCGACATCTTTTGGACTTGGCTCTCTGTGAAACGCTTACGTCCAGATACTGGAGCTTGAGCACTACTTGTACGCCCTACAGCATTAGCCGCATCTTGCGGTGTAGCTTTTCTACGACGTTTAATGCCCCGGTCAGCCTTGTACAAATCAATTGCACGAGAAGCCGCTCTAGCATCCGTATTATTCTTATAAAGAGCATCCTGAACATACTGAGGCTGTTCCATGACCCAATCGTGAAAATCTTTATCTGCACGAATTTTATCGAAGTCAGGGTGGGCATCCCGTAGTTCTTTTTCAGCCTTCTCTCGGTTAATTTTAACCTCAAGTTGCTTCACTTTATTGAGCTCTTGTTCACCGATTGCCAATGCTTCCTGCACACGCTTTTGAGCAATGGTATCGATAATTTTTGCAACATCAGGATATTTCTGTGACCAAGCCGCTACTTCCTCTTCGGTTTTCGGGAACTTGATCTGTTGCCTAGTTGCTTGAGCTAGTTGCTCTTGCATCTTCTGTAGCTGTGCGTCCTTCTGTTGCATAGACGTTTGCATATGCCTACGAAGATCGCCGTAGCGTTTTTTGAACGTACCCTCTTCTGAGTTATCGTCCATGTTTGTTTCCTGTTCGGACACGTTTTGTTCCAGTACAGGTTCGTCTTTTGTATACACGTCCTCTCGGTACGCGCCTTGGTATTTAGCCATATTTACTCCTTGGGGGCCTCAAAGTAGCTCTCGAAATTGAGAGGGTCTGCGGGTAGCCCGTTCCCACGCAAATTTTGTATTTACTTCATTCGCATAACAGCAAAACGTACTGTTGGTTTGTAAGCAAACTGACCTTCTTTAGTTGGGTATAAGTCTTCCTCTTCCTCTGACACAACGCCATCAGGTTCCATAAATTCTTCTACGACTTCCGTTACGGTTTCTTCCACTCGGTTGCCTTCGGGTGTTTCATATTCCTCTTGAAGCTCCCCTTCCCCTTCTTCGGCAACACTTTCCTCTGCCGAAACATCGGCGTCCTCAAGCTCCTCGCTATCGGATTCCTCGTATTCAATTTCGTCCGCATAGTGATAACCATAACCTTCACAGTGCTCGCACTCACCGCCGTCAACCTCACCTGTGCCATCACAAGTTGGGCATTCAACAGTTTCGTATTCTTCTTCTTCGTCTTCGAGCGTCTTAATTTGTCCTTCGGCTTGCATCATCATCAAGCCCATCTTCGCTTCTGCACGAAGATCCATAAATGTTTTCAAACCGTGGTAACGAACAACATCGGCCGGAACCACATATTCACCTTCAGAAAGAACCGCAGGAATATCATCGCGAACATTCATCTCACTAGAACCCGGGGGCACTGGGTTACCTGAGATAGGATCAATTCCAACCATTGGCTCATCCGGTGACATCATACCATCACAACCACAATCACCATTGCCGCCACAGCCGCATGGCATACCGCCGTGGTACATACCTTGTGCTTTCATCTCCGTTCCGAGATCTTCTGTACGACGTTCTGCGGCCGCTACTGCGCTTTCGACATCTTCATAAGTGGAAAGCTCCTCACCAGTTACTGGATCTACTGGGCCATTTTCAGCAACAAATGCTTCTAGTT